CACCGCCTCCTCGTAGGACTTCGGGAAGATCACCTCGAGGGGCCGGAAGTGTCGGGCGGTCTCCTGCCAGCCTTCGGGGAACCGCGAGACGGAGACCCAGGGCCCGCCCGACTGGTTCGCGTTGCCGCGGCCGCTCGTGCCCTGGAGAACGTGAGCGAGCCCGTACTCGCGCGGCTGGAGCCGGTCGGGGAGCATGCCGCGGCGGACCGCGATCTCCAGGACCTGGCGGACGTTCGCGCCGCCCCACTGCCCGGGGTTCGCTTCGGCATAGACGGAGAGCGGCGACAGCCAGACCGACCCGTAGACGGTGGACTCGGGGTAGCGGTAGCCGGCCCGGGGGCCGTCGCGAAACGACACGCCCCGCGCGCGGTTTCGCGCGGCCTCGGCGTTCGCCCGCAGGGAATGGCAGGTGCACTCGTGGGTTGGGTTCTGGTTCGTGTATCGGTCGATGTAGTTCATCCCCCAGAGGCCGTGCCGATCGTTGTCGGCGGCCCGGTCGGCCCAGTCCTCGGGCTCGATCCACATCGCGTCCGGGAACTCGCGGGCCGCGTCGCCGCAGGCATCGCGGAGAGCGTCGGTCGTGTCCTCGGCCGCCAGGTGGTCGGGGTAGCCGTCGTGTTCGTCCGGGAACACGTCGATCAGGCGCGGGTCGATCGTCATGGGACGGCCCTCACGATCTGCTCGGCGTCGTCCGGGGCCTTCACGATCGCGAGGACCGTCGAGCCCGACAGGACGACCAGGGCCGGCAGGCCGTCGGCCTTCGCGGCCGCGACCGCCTGGCGGAACTGCTCGGGGATCGTGCCGGCCCCGTTGGTGGTGTCGGCCTCGAGGAGAGTCGCGACGACCTGCCGCTCCCGGTTGAGCCGGTTGAGGCCGACCGTGACGCCGACCGGGACCGAGGTGTGGTCCTTCTCGTAGACGTAGACGGCCGCCGTCGCCGGGCCGGGGGCGGGCGCGGTGATCGACGGGACCGTAGGCCACGGGATCGCAGGGAGCGGCGGGAGACCGCCGAGCAGGACGAGCCCGGCGGCGAGCAGGACGAAGGGCCTCACGCGCGGGTCTCCGGCTTCAGGAGCTCGGCGTGGAGCTGAAGGGCGATCGCGACCGCCTCGGTCTTCCCCTGGGCCCGGAGCCGGGTCGCGAGGTCCGACACGATCCGAACGTCGTCGGTCGGGATCGCCGAGCCGGTGCCGAAGACTTTCAGGCCGCGGACCTTCCCGGCGAGCAGGAACAGGGCATACGCGACGAGGGCGATTCCCACGGCGTACTGGGCGTAGACGAAACTCACGATGTGGGCTCCTCGGGTAGTGAATCGGCGATGGTGTCGGCGATCGCGACGGTCTCGCGGACGAGCTCGACGCCTTCGGGCGTCCGCAGCACGGCGGAGAGCCGGGCGGCGAGGCGGTCGTCGAATCGGCTGGCGGTCTTCTCGGCGACCCACTCCAGGAGGTCGCCGATGATCACGGCCCGCTCCCGCGCGTCGAGCGTGGTCGAGAGCCGCCGGAGGTAGCCGAGCAGGGGCGACCACGCGTGGAGGAGCCGGAGCTGATCGACGATCGGGAGGGGCATGTCACCTCCCGCGGAGGAAGGCGAGGTACTGCTCGAGCACGCCGCCGGCGATCGCCAGGACGAGGGCCCGCACGGCCGGCCGCGCCAGGACCCAGAGCGGATAGGCGGCGACCGGGATCGCGTAGTCGGCGGTCGCGTCGAAGAGCCGGCCCACGGCGTCGAGGGCGAATGCCTTCTTCTCGGCCCCCGTCATCAGCCGGACGCCTTCGAGGGCGGGGACGACGAGACGGAGCAGGGCGAGCAGGAGCTCGCCGAACTCGGCCCACGTCAGGCCGTCGGCGGCCCGGGCCTTGGCCGTCTGGATGAACTTGTAGACCTGGTCCAGGATGCCGGACTGCTGCCCGGCGGCTTCGGTTGCGGCGGCGGCGGTCGTGGTCACTTTTTTCGTCTCCAGACGGCATGGGCGGGGACGACCTGGCGGCGACGCTGCCGGCAGGTCTGACACTCGACGTATCGGACCTGGCGGTCGCCGGCCCGCTTGCTCGATTCGACGCGGCAGCGACCGCCGCAGGTGGGGCAGGTGCTCGTCACGCTTTCACCCCGACGACGTAGATCTCGACGACCGCGACCCACTGGACCGTGAGCGAGACGGAGGCCCCGGTGGCGGTCGCCGGTGCCGAGAGCGTGATCGCCGTCCCGCTCGTGATGCTGGCGACCGTCGTGCCCGCGGGGATGCCGGTCCCGGAGACCGCCATCCCGACGACCATCGACGCGGTGGACGCGAGGCCGGTCACCGCGGCCGAGCCGTTCGTGGTCGCCCCGGTGGCCGAGATCGCGGTCGCGTTGTTCGTGAACTTGACCGTCCGGGACGATGCCGTGACGGGGAGCCCGTCGACCGGCGCGTAATGGATCGCCACGCCGAGCTTGCCGACATTGTGGCCGGGGATCTGCGACCATCCGTTCGTCGTGCCCGGCTCGACCCGCACGGTCGCCCCCGGCGACGTGTTCCGGATCGTAAAACTTTTGATGGACGCGGGCGAGGAGTAGACCAGCGAGCCGAAGATCACGGACTCCAGAACCGACACGTCGAGCGTGGTCGACGCCGCCGCGTTCAGCGACAGAGACCCGGACCAGTAGAGGTTCGCCTGCCCGGTGCCGCTGCCGTCCGCGAGGTCGGTCTTCAGCGTCAGATCGCGGGCGATCTTCACCTCGCCGTCCGCGAGTAGCGTCCGGAACTGGACGGAGCCGGTGTGGGTGAGTGTCGATGGCATATCGGCTCCCGGTCAGACGTGGGCCTTCATTCGGGCGACGGCGGCCGCGGCGGCGGCCCGGGCACCGGCCAGGGTCGAGACCTTCACGCTCCGGGTCGGCTGCGCGTCGGTGGCCGCGACGATGCCCTCGGGGTAGTCGTCGACCCACACGTCGACCGCCAGGCCGGCGGCGGCCGCGGCGTCGCGCTTCTGGGTGCCGGCCCCGCAGAGGATCAGGTCGGAGACCTCGAGGTCCGCGAACGCGAGCCGCAGCTCCTCGCGGTTCGCCTCGTCGTTCTCGCGCCGCGAGATGCAGACCACGCGGTTCCCGGCGGCCGTCGCCATGCCGACGAACGACCGCCAGAGGCCGGGGGCCGCGGTCCAGGTCCGATCGTAGTCGAGCGAGATCACGAGCCCGCGGCCCTCGCTCCTGTGCTGGACGAGCCCGCGGGCCGCCTTCCATGCCGACAGGGAGCGAAGGCCGACGGAGCTATTCGGATAGGCCGCGTGGGTGACCGGCGACACGTCGAAGATCGCCGCCTCGGTGATCGTCCGGGTCACGTTCCCGGCGGGGTCTTCGTCCCACGACTCGCCCCGCGCTTCGGTGAGCGAAAACGCGAAGGACGACCCGAAGATGTACCGATCGCGGATCAGGGGCACGACCTCGGCCGTCGTCGGCGTGCCGACCGGCGGCGTGGCCCGGAATACGAGACCCTTGTCGGTCTCCTGGATGTCGAGCGTGCCGTTGGTGGTCCGGCCGAGGACGGCGGAGTCCTGGTGGTTGTATTTTGCGACCACGTCGGCCTTACCGCGCGGGTCGTTCGGTGCCCGGTCGAGGTACTTCCGAAAGGCCCCCGGCATGAACCGTTCCTTGAACCCGCCGAGGTCCACGGACCACTTGTTCCATGGCGGGGCCATGCCGACGATCACGGGCCGGCCGTCGTCGCGGGTCTCCAGGCGGAGCTCGACATCGGGGTCCGCAGACTGCGACAGGTAGCGGGTCTCGATCTGGTTCGACATGGTCACTCCCCCTCGGTCTCGATCGGCGTGGCCGACAGTTCCGACACCCGCTTCCCGACCGTGAACTCGGTCGGCTCGTCGTCGAAGTACACGCGGACGCTCGCGGCCGGCTCGGCCTCGGTGGCGGTGATCGCGTAGGGCGAGCCCTCGACACCGAGGACGCCGTCGGTCATCAGGTGCTCGATCACGCCTTCGCCGCCGGCCCAGTACACGCGCTGCCCGAGGCGGAAGCCGCCGGCCTCGGTCACGTCGTCGCCCGGGGAGTCGTCGGTCGTCTCGCCGGTGTCTTCGGCCTCGTCGTCCGGCATGTCGTCGGCCGGCTCGGTGACGGCGGCGGGCGGCTCGCCCCCGGCCGCGCCGGCCTGGGCGGCCGCGGCGGCGAGCGTAGAGAACCCGAGCTGAACGAACGTCTGGTTCGCCGCCGGCGTGTCGAGGAGATCGAAGTCCTCGCGGTCGCGGATCTCGTTGGGCGTGATCGCCCCCATGTTCCAGAGGCTTTGATAGAGGGCCGCCCGGCCCGCGGTGTCGGCCCGCAGGATCCCGCGGGTGTCGAGCTTCGCGTAGACGTTCTCGCCGTAGACCGGCTGGAGCGCCATGTCGACCGGCGACTCCATCCGGCGGGCCCAAGGCAATAAGCACCAAACTTGAGCGCTCA